GCTTTCTTCGCCGTTGCAGTCTGCTCTGCTGTTGTCATGCCTTGCATATTACTAGTTGCTTTTTGACTGGCAACAATAGATGCAGTATCATCACTCCTATCGTCTTGCATTTGTTTTATTTGCGCATCAGTAGTCGTAGCATAGGAGCCTGTAGGTGTAACAGCAGATGTACCTTTAGGTGTAACAACAGGGTCTTTATCTTTCTTAGTACCAAAGGTTTCGGAGAACCAGTTAGTGATACCTGCAATGATACCACCCTCCTCTTCTGGATCAGGAATATCTACGCCTTTGTTTTTCATGTTTTCTAAGATCTGTGTCTCAGCGTACTTTGTCGCACCAATACCTGCCAAACCTAACACTGGATTGATTAACGCCATACCTTCCATAAGAGTACGTGCTTTGAGGTTCTTACTGTATGCTTCTTTAAGCTCATCAGGATCCATCTCACTAAACTTCTTACCTTGTTCACCTGTATCAGGTTTAATAGGCGGATCGTCATTATCCCCTGCTTGTGTAGTAACCTGTGGCGTCTGTACCTGTGTAGTACTCCAACCTGCTGCTAACTTTGCATCGTACTCTGTTTGCTGAGCAGGTAAAGAGAAGGATTGTGTTGTAAGACCATCAGGACTATACAGCATTACAGTAGTTGCTGTAGGCTCTTGCGGAGTAGAGGGAGACAAGAAGCTAAAACCAGCGCCATACATTGAAGGGTCAAACGTAGGTTGTGTAATTTCAGGAGCAGTACCGTCTTCTAAACCACCATTAGAATAGCCTGTATTACCCATAGCTACAGGAGAAGGTTGTTGATACATCTGTTGTTGCTGCATGTAAGGATCAGTGCTCTGTGTGGGCTGAGGTACGAAACCACCTACAGCCATACCCATCTCTTGCAGTACAGCCATCTCTTCAGGTGTAAGCGCTCCGCCATCTCCACGTGGGTCTTCCATACCTAAAGGCTCACCGCCAATGCGACCATTAGCTTCCATATCCATCAAGCCACGTTTAGCTTCAGCACGTAGATCTTCAAAGAACTTAACACCAAAGAAACGGACTACATCAGCAGGTACAACATATTCACCTTCACTCAGTTGAGCAGGGATGTCATCACGTACTTCTGAGGCCATAGAGCCGGGAGGTATCTCGTTACCACTCACAGGATCAACGTTCATGCCGTCATCAGAGATACCACCCTCATCAAAGAGCATCTCCATCTGTTTATCTCTACTGTTCATTACTGCGCCGCCCTCGTTGAATAATCTAAGTTTGCCATCTTTAGTTCTAACAGCAAGATCTTTTAGTTGTGTTTTAGTGGGTTTCTTTACACCCTTAGCCAATACTAATGGCCCTACCTGAATAACCTCATCAGCCTCAAATACGGGAAGACCAGTATTCTTATCATAGAAATTACTCTGCCTGTAAGGGTTCATACCTACTTGTGTCCACTCAGGGTCAGATAAAAGCTCACGTGCTTGTTCTTGTAAGACGTAAGGGTCTTCTGGAACGTAGTCACCATACACACGAGCAATAGTAGCCTTACCCATAGGCTTCTCTGGAGTATCCGTCCCTGCTTTTGCACCCCTTAATCGTGCTTTCCCTCTAGCAATATCTAGTGCATCCTGTGACTCAGACCCAAACTTAATGTTCTTAAGACGAACCGCCTGACCGTAACCTAGCACGGAACCTTTAGTGTCGTTCTTACCGTCATGAATAGATACTACCCAAGTGTCGTAGTTGTTGTACGCAGGGATGTCTAACCTAGAGCCTACACGAGTGCCTGCAGGTATGTCAAAACCCTTTACACCCACAACACCAGTCTTTTGTACCTTCTTACCTAAAGAGCCTGCGACCTGTGCAACAGTAGGCATTGAAGGCATAGTCTCTTCAGTATATATTGAAGTAACAGGTAAGTCTTCTTTGATTATATTACGTGCTTCTTTGGATGTGATATTACCTTGGTATAGGTCTTCTGCAGCAGCTTTAGCAGCTTCTGTATTTGCTTGGCGTTTATTTTCAGGTATCTTATTAGCCTGTTGCCAAGCTGAAAGAGCCTCATCACTATCTAAGATGGCAGCAGCTTCTGCTACATCGTCTTGTTTAGGTTTTATCCTCAAGTTGCCTAAACCAGAACCCATAGCATTAGGATCTATTTCTACACGCTTAGCTACATCAAATACTTCTTTAGCACCCTTCTTAATGGCTTTAGCAGCAGCATCACCTAGACCAGGAACAAGTCCTACAAGGGCAGCGCCACCAAGAGCACCTGCTAAATAGTAGTTAGGCTCATCTTTCTGTAGCTCATCATAAACATCTTTAGCAGCCATAGCGTCACCAATGATAGGTGTAGCACTAGCAACAAAGGTAGCAGCATCTTTAAAAGACACCTCTGGAATATCTACAGCAAGTCTCTTGCCTTCTGCAGCCCAACCCAGTGCTTCTTCTGTTTGTTGGTCTAAGTCAGCCATTAACGTAGTCCCTCAAGTACTTTAGTTGTCTCAGTGCTTTAATAGCACCTTGGTGGCGATATATCTCAGAAGTATCTGAGAGATTCTCCATGCTTCTATGATTTGCTGAGATACGATCCTCTAGCTCTTGAATAAACGCATCCCATACTTCTTTGTCGTTGACTATTCGCTTAAGCGACATTACCACTGAATCCTTGCTCACCTGGTGTTGGTGCTGTACCTACGCCCATCTGACCACCACCACTACCTGTGGTGTCCTGTACGCCCTGTGGGCCTTGTCCTTCTGGCGCTGGGCCGCCCTGAGGCATAGGAGCACCTTCCTGCCCTACAGGAGGCTGTGGTGGCTGCTGGAAGCCCTTTAAGATCTCAGCTTGGATAGCGGCATCCTGCATGGAGTTAGTAACCTTGTCTGGGTCAAGATCCATAGACTTAGCAATCTCACGAATGATGTAGTCCATCTTAGCAAAGGGAGCTAAAACTGGGTTCTGTGCAACCTGTAGGAATTGCATCAAGCGCTGTGACCGTACTTCGTTAGCCATCAAGCTCTCTGTACCAGATGCACGAACCTCTAAGTCACCACGAATAGAAGAGTCAAAGTCAAACTGCATGTTGAATGCAAAGAAAGCCTTACCCATAGGGCGAATCAAATAGTCATCTACGTTCTTAACTACAGCACGTATACTACCGTTAGCTGCACTCATAAGCATAGAGATACCAGAAGCGGTACGTCCTACGCCAGATACACCTGTTTGACCGTGTGCAAAGCTAGGGAAGCCTGTACTCTCATCAGCCAAGACACGAGCCTTGTCAAAGAGTTGCATGTTTTCTTGTGCTACGTTAGGGAACTTAGTACCGAAGATAGCTTGTCCAGGGGCACCCCCTTGGCGGCGGAAGACCTTGCCGGGGTACACACTCATGTCTTGACCTGGTACAAGGTTAGTCTCATCTACTTCAATGATAAGATTACCAGACAGTGCAGCATTGTCAATAGCCATACGCATAAAGCCATTCATCAATGTTTGAGTGTCATCCATGTTCTCAGCAATACCAATGCCAAAGAAGCTATAGGGGTTATGCTCATAAGGTACAGCATAGTAAGGAATACGTGCAGGCTTAAATGGGTTTAGTACAAAGCGAAGTACTTCACCGTTACATACCCAGATGTTACAATTTAGCTCATCAAGGTCTTTATATTCACGTGGAATCTTAACGCCATTCTCTTCTAGGATGTCTACATCAACAAAACCCCAGAACTCCAATACCTCCCAACGCTCTGAGTCAGCCTGTGTATCATCATCCTCCATAGCCATTTCCCAGTGCTTCTGCACATAGTCTGGGCCTTTAGCGATAGCAGTATCAAGTGCATCCTTCATAAAGTAAGGACGGCTCTTTAGAGCACGAATCTGAGTGCGTGACATCTTGTGACGCTCAATGATGTACTCTGCTTCATCCATAGAGGCAGCTTCTGGATCAGGGTAGAAGTTCCAGCATGATACGTGCTGTGTTTCAGGAACGGTCTTAACGATAGGGTCATACTCACCCTCTTCATTCCAGTTAGGGTACTCCTTATCTACAGCGAATGGACCCTTCATTACACCTGTACCAAGTAGAGCCATCTCAAACGCCATAGAGCGCAAGTGAATCGAAGCGCCAGACTCTTCTAGCTGATCGTGGATCTTCTTTTCCATCTTCTTAGCTGCAATAAGAGCAGGGTGGAATGTAATTGTAGTAGGAGTAGTGCCATCACCCTCAACAAGCTTATCGCTTACAGTAGAAAGCTTATCTTGTAGTGGTCCAACACGCCGTGCTAGGTCTGCAAGTGTCTCACCGGGTTCAAGCTTTGTGTCTGGACCAATTAAGTAAGGCTTAGGTGCGGGTTGTTCTGTAACAGACTTTAAGGCATCTCCTGCAGCCACTGCATTAGGGTCAGCATTAATGTGTACAGACTCTGCTACACCATCTGGCAGAATGGAGGGGTCTACACTCATAGGGAACTTGTTGTTACCAAACAGTACATCTGTAATAGAGCCGTATGCAGCAAGTGTCTTGGTCTTAGTTACCTTAACAAATACACGAGACTTCTCTGTGTCTGTGAACTGTACATCAGAACTGTAAAGACCACGATAGTTGCGATAAGCACGTAACCAGCGTTGCTCATCTGAATAACGAGAGTCTTCTGAACGTGAATAACGCTGTTTAACAAAGCTAACAACACTAGAAGCCTCTGTGAAAATACTGTCTTTAGTATCTTCTGCAGCGGTTACTTCGTCAGTCTCAAACGAAAGATCATTGATTTCTGCCATGTTTTATATTCCTTAATAGCCGAAGCTGGGATCAGATGCCTGAAAGCCTGTGCGTTGTGTTGCTGGGTTGTAATCCCATATGCTGCTCCGTGGACGTGTCATAATACCATAGCGTAGTGCATCGTAAAGGTGATCTTCTGCATTAGTGTCTACGTCTTCTGGGTTCTTCTTATCCAATGGGATGCTAGGTATCTGTGCAATAGTGTTTGTACAGTTGTTCATAAAAACAAGGCGAGGCTTATCAGTAAACTCATCTACCTGTAGACGCCTATGTATTTCGTTCTTACCTGCGACACGTGAGCCTCTTGACCTGTCAGACGGACGCCAACGACACCCTTTGTGATTCATCTGCTCTGCCAAGCTAGGCCCAGTGTCGCCACGGTTGTGCCATAAAGAACTATCTAGCACCCCGTATCTCATTGTACCATCTTTTGCTTCTGCTTCAAGTATTAAATCAGCTAAGTCAGAAGCTGTAACTTTAGACACATACATCTCACGGTACACAATTAGTTGTTCATCTGGTGCTACAGCAAACCACAAAACACCAGTGTAACTGCCATACCCATAATCACAAGCCCTAAACCTTGCCCAAGAGTCAGGGATCTCGAATGAGTCCACGACATGTATCTTACGGTCAAACTCTGGAAAAGCTGCACCCTCATTAACATCCCAGTTACCTTCAAGTAACTGCTTACGCTGATGCTCTGGAAGCGAGAGAAGCATTGCTTCATAGTCTCCAGAGTCAGATAAGTACGGATTGTCAAAAAGAGACGCTGGTATAAAACGTCTCTTAAATAAAGGTTGACCTGCTTTACTATGACCCTGAGGGTAGGTAATCGTTTCACCTGATTCAAGATGAGTTGCCCAGAACGCTTGATTTGATCTCTCAGGGTCAATAAACATCTTTTTAACCCAAGCATGTCCACTTCCTCCAGGGTTTGTTGTAGCCCTCATGTAAAGGCCAAGTTTGTTAGAGTGTGCAGATCTCAAGCGAGATCTCATATAATCCCAAGCGTAAGGGCTAGACCATTGCGTAAGCTCATCGAATCCAATCCAGTTAAAAGCCTGACCTTGATACCGTGTGACATCCGTGTCTTTATCAAGATAAGACATCCAAAGTCTGCCACCCTGAGGAGAAGTCCATTGCGATTTTCGTTCCGACCACTTAATACCAGGTACTGCACGGGGGTATAACTCCTGACTCTTTTGTATGAGTTCTCTTAGTTCTTCTGTAGTATGTCGTACCAGTAGACCTGAAAAGTTAGGGTCATTAAGTCCGTGTAGAGGGTCAGCCAACATGGCGTAGCTCTTACCCCCACCAGCTGCTCCACCATAAAGTACCTCACGCTCTGATGCACTAAGGAAGTTAGACTGTGGACCAGGGTTGGGCTTAAATACAACTTCTTGAGCTAGATCTACGTCATAATCAGGTGCTTTAACAGTAGCAGGCACTGTGTCAATAACCTCAGTCTTCTGAGAGGCTGTAGCTACCGACTCTACCTTCTTCAAGCTTCTTGATTTGCGAGAGCGTTTCTTCGAGCCGCTTGGCAAGCTTGCGTTTAATTGCAGCTGATTTCTTACGTTTTTGCTCAATTTTAATTCTCTTGTGTAGGCCCATATGAGATATGTAGCGTCCAGTAGTCTTACTCAACCACAAAGCTACTTCACGGTAAGAGTACTGCTTTAAGTGACGCTTTGCAAGCTCTAATGCTTCTAACTCCTCTATTACTGGCTGTAATAATCTGTCATTGTCAGGATGTACTATATAGCCAAAAGGTACTTGACGGTTTGATACACGAGCTATTACGTGCCATTCCCTCTCTTTACCTTTTAAAGGTCTGGGTAACTCCCAAAACCCTAAGTCTCTATCGTAGTCATATGTAGACACTGTTACTCATTAGAACCTTCTTTAGGGGGCAGATAAAAGATACCACCTCCATTAGAAGTAACATCCACTTTATCTATCTTACCAAGTCCTGCACGATCAAGCAAGTCCTTAGCTGCAGCCATCTTCTCTTTAATGCCTAATTCAGTAGGGTCTGATAAAGCACCTACAAGAGCCATTACAGCCTTAGGTGCAGAGCGAGAGAAGTGAGTACGTGTTGCAGAAGCAATCTCGTCTTTAAGAGATTCAACGATAAGCCTTGTAGGAGTATTGTCACTGTATCCAGCTAATTGCTTAGCACGAACAACGTCACCTGCAGCCTCATCGAAGAGTACTTCCAAGAACTTCTGTTGATTCTCTGTTAGTTGTCGTGCCATGTTGTTTTCCTATCGGTACTTTTAAAGCGTGTTATTCGTAAAGTAAAACTACTCAACCATAAGTTCTGTGTGGTCACGGCCTATGTACTTTAGCTCACTCTCTATAACAGCTACACGCTGCTGTAGTTCAGTGATCCTAGAGATAGTACGAGTTAAAGCATCTAGCTCCTCCCATAACTCTTCTACACCACTCCATACATAGTCTATCTCCATAGAGTTATCTAATACGTCACGCTTAAGATTGACGTTATCTTCGATAGCCATACGTGAGCCTAGCTGGCTTACTGTTTCTTCTAGGCTAGCTATTGTGGAAGCTTGTTGAGATACCCACCACACACCACCAGCAAGCTGTACAGCCATAGCGGCTACAAGTGCTAAGGGTATCTTAACGTTTTCCATAATAGCTCTCCTAACTATTTGAAACTTTCTGCTACGACATTGCGTATCTCTCCACGAGCAATGCCAATATCATGTAACTCTTTGTCTGACATGTTGGTTAGAATCCAGTAGTCAGCACGGGCTTGTTGTGCTTTTTGTAAGCTTGCGAGAAAGTCTGTGAATGTTTTAACGATTAGTGCGTACATTGTATGTTCCTATGTGTTTAGCCTAGCTCCATTGCTAGACTTACATAGTTATACTCATGTTAGCGCTATATACCTCTACTAAGTTTGCATACCCGCTATGTGTTATCCAACAGGTACAAACGTTTCCGTTACAGTAAGGATAGTGTCGATATGACCAGCGGAAGTAGGGACGTTTTGTATCTTGTCACCTGGCTGTAGTACTAGGTCAATGTCGGAGAAAGTAACGTAATCACCAGCATTCAAACTCTTGCCTGACAGAAAGTGAGACGTATAAGAATCAGCTGCTACATACCATTCTACATCTACAGAGTTTGT